CTATTTTAGATGCGAATACTTTTATTGTTTTTTCAGGAGGCAATACAAATTTAACAATTCCTTTAAATGCAAATGTAGGTTTTGAAATAGGCACAAAAATAGAGGCGTTTATTACGGGTGCTGTTAGAATAACCGTTTTAGCAACTTCTGGTGTAAGTATTGTCGCGCCTAATGGATTGATAGCATTAAACCAAAGTACGTTATTACTTACAAAAATAGCGGTTAACACTTGGTATGTAAATATAATTCCTAAATTATTTTTATCTCCAGATGCAGGATTTCAATACTCAGCAACATTAAGCCTTTTAAACGCTAGTTTTATATCAACTAACGCTTTAGTATCGCCTCAACTTTCTGGAGATGGAGGTGGTGTTGCCACGCTAAGGGCTTTGCTTGAAGGAGGTGTGAACAACCGTTGGGAATCTACCGTAAGATTAAGATTAGCTGCGGGTTTAACAGCAGTTAACGAACAAGATTTAACAACTTTAGGACAAGTCAACACGGCTTTGAATTTAAAGAATCCTTTAATTTCTAACTTAGAATTTAACAATACCGATTTAACTGTATGGAATAACGGTAAAGGGAATATATCAACTAATACATCATTTGGCGATGGTGCTTTACGCTCAAACACGACAGGGAGTAATAATACCGCAAATGGTGTAAGTGCTTTATTCTCCAACACAACAGGGAGTTTTAACACCGCAAATGGTGTAGGTGCTTTACAATCAAACACAATAGGGGGTTTTAACACCGCAAATGGTGTAGGTGCTTTACAATCAAACGCAACAGGGTTTAGAAATACCGCAAATGGTGTAGGTGCTTTATTCTCCAACACAACAGGGAGTTTTAACACCGCAAGTGGTTTAAATTCAGGTCGATATATATCGAACGGCTTAACAGCTAATACTAATTCTGACAGGTCTTTGTTTCTTGGCAACGAAACTAAACCGTTAGATGATAATCAAACAAATCAAATTGTAATCGGAAATAATGCTATTGGATCTGGAAGTAACAGCGTAACCTTAGGAGACACAAATATAACTAAAACAGTTTTAAGAGGTAATGTAGAAACTAATGGGTTATTTAAACTAGGTCAATTTACAACGGCAACCGAACCCGCTTATGTTAAAGGCGCATCATTCTTTAATACAACTTTAAATAAAATGCGAATTGGTGGCGCAACAGCATACGAAACGGTAACAAGTTCATAATAATTAATAAATAATAACAAAATGGCAGTATTTACAGAAGAAAGAACACCAAACGAGTTTTTGGTAAGATGGAATAACGAGGGGTTAATTCAAGGCGTACACGTTGGTTGGTTAGATACAGTATTGAAAGATGGTGTAGTACTTAGCCAAACAGAAACCAATGTAGAGAGCGTAGCAATGGGATTGCAAGAAGGTTTTCCTTTAGCTGATATACTAACACAATTCCAAGTAGATTGCGTCTTAGAGCGCGAAACTTTGCTTTTAGAAATTCAAACTTTAAAATCAGAAATAGCAGAGTTGAAAAAATAAATGTTAATTTTTAATTTAGTATTGTTTTAATTACATACATTTGTAAAAACTTAAAACATTTATTATGAAAAAATTAATCGCATTATCGTTATTTTCTTTAATTTCTTACGCTCAAAATGACCACTACGGAATGGAGCAATATGTAAGTATTACAACAGACGTAAGAAACGCAACTTTAGGAAGTAACGCAACAAACAACAAACCCGAGTTAGATGTAACTTTTAGAGCGGGTGTAATTTCAAATGAAAATTTAACTATTGGAATACTTTACGAAAATTTCAATAGTTTAGATTTTAGAAAATACGCTTTTGAAATAGGGCAAAGAATAGGCAAAGGCAGGTTACAATTTACACCAACTATTGAAGCTGGCTGGATTGAGAGATTTAAGTTAAATCACTGGACGGTTGGAGCTAATTTACATACCGTTTATTATCTAAATGATAATTTCGGAATACTATTAACAACAAACGTAAGTTGGAGAACAGATTTAAATTATAATTATGGCGGTAACAATTGGAAGTTATCGAACGGTTTGGGAATGATATACACTTTTAATAAATAAAACGGAATGACTAACGAACAACTAGCAAGAGAATTAAAAATAGTTTACGAAAAATTAGATAGCGAGCAAAGCCACAGAAAAGAATTAAAAAAAGACATTGATGCAATTGTAAATAGTACAACTGATTTAGTGCATTTAATTGGTGGCTCTAATTTAAACGGAAACAAAGGAATGGTTTTCTTGCTAGATAAAATTGAGCTGAAAGTTGAAAGATTAGAAAAGGATTTTTCGAGCATACAGAAAAGCATTGATAACACACAATTTTGGGGAAAGTCCGCAATCGGTTTATTTTTTGCGGGCGTCCTATTATTAATTAAAGAAATATTTTTAAAATGATAAAATTTTTAACAAACATACTAAAAAGCGATACTCCAGAAAGCAGCAAGCGACTAGTGGGAGTTTTAGGCTCTATAAGTTTGATAATTTCTATGTTAATTTACCAAACTGATACTTTGGTAAACGCTGTATTAGTTTTATCTTTAGGAAGTTTAAGTATAACGGTAGTTGACAAAATTATAAACAAAAAACAAGAGGATGAAATTAGATAAAAAAGGATTAGATTTAATTGCAAGTTTTGAGGGCTTGAGGTTAAAGCCTTATCTATGCAGTGCTGGAGTGCCTACTATTGGTTTTGGAGCAACTTTTTACCCAGATGGCAAAAGGGTAACTTTAAAAGATAAAGAAATTACTAAAGATTATGCTTTTGAATTATTAAAGGATACGGTTAAGTTTTTTGAAGATATTGTAAATAAATATGTAAAAAGAGATTTAACGCAAAATCAATTTAATAGTTTGGTATCTTTAGTTTATAATATTGGATGCGGCAATTTTAAAGCATCTACTTTATTAAAATTAGTAATAAACAACCCAAACGATGCAAACATAGCTAAGCAGTTTTTACGATGGAATAAGGCACGTGTAAACAATGTTTTGACAGAAATTAAAGGATTGACAAACCGACGTATGAAAGAATCAGCAAATTACTTCACAAAATGAAAAATTTAATAATCATTTTATCGCTTTTACTATTTTCTTGCGGCTCTCGAAAAGTAGAAGTCAAAAAAGCAAACAAAGAAACTGTTATAGAGGTTAAAGAAACTAAAAAAGATAGTGCGGTTTTAGTTATAAATAAAAACGTAATTAAGACCGAGGAAAACGATATTGTAATTTACGAACCAATCGACAATGAAAAAGAAATAGTAGTAGATGGTTTAACCTACAAAAACACCCGTTTAACAAAGAAAAAAGCAAAAGTTATATTAGTAGATACAAGTAAAATTAAAGAGGTTAAAATAGCCGTTTCTAACAAGAAAGAAATTAATAAAACTAAAGAGGTTCTGCAAGAAAAAAAAGTAGACAGAAAAGAAAGTTATTTTAAATATTTTTTACTTATATTTGTAATTATAATTTTAGCGTTTTTAGTAAGAAAATATTATAGTAGATTTTTTAGTTTTTAATAGTTTATTTTTTTATATTTGTTTTTTCATAATTTTTTTTTTTGGTTAGCACTAAAAACCCGTTATTAGTTTAGCGGGTTTTTTTGCGTTTGTTAAATAAATGTTAAATAAGAATTAAAGTATTGTTTAATTAGAAAACCACCTTATATTTGCTAAAGAAATAACAACGAAGTTATTGATTAAAACTAAAAATTATGAAAACTAAAGTAACCAACACAATCAACGGAGATGTTCAAGTATTTGAAAATTTACAATCAGCAAACCAACACATTCAATCAGAAATAGTTTGGTTTAACTCTCCAAACGAAAACAAAAATGGCAATGGATATGATGAAAGTGATTTTATAGTGGAAGAAATAATATCTTAAAATAAAATTATGAAAGCAATTAAAAACATCTGCGACCTTTTAAAAGAAAAAGTACAAAATGATTATAACGACGAATTTAGATATTTAGAGTTTAGAGAATCAATTGTAAAATACGGTCAAGAACTTTGGATAGGCGAAAACCTAATTGAGTTTAATTTTGTAGCTAGCAAAGAAAATTCAAAAATAGATAATTTTAGAGTAGATTTACATAGCTTATTTATAATTTCTATGCCTAACGAAAACTCAATTGAAAGAAAAAATATAAAAAACATAATCAATAAAAAATTAGCATAATGATAACAGACAAGCAAATTTTAAAATTTATCAATAAAGATAGTTTTAGAAATATTAAAGACGTTTCTCCAAAATTAAAAGAAATAATAATAGAAATTTTAACCAATAAAACCAAGTAAAATGGAAAATGTAATTGAGTACCAAGCGCAAAGAATTTTAGCTTTAGAGCAAAGGATAAAGGAACTAGACCGCAAACTTTCAGACGCAAAAGAAATATTATCGGAAATACTAACAGATTTGAAAAACGATTAAAATGAGAACAATTCAAAACACACAAGTAGACGTTACTAATTTTACAGTAGAGAAAATTTACAAACTTTGCAAAGGGTTACATATCTGGAAACATAATGCTGCACTTGAGCGCAAAGATGGCGAAAGTTGTTTCTTTACTAAATTCCGATCCGATAATGACTATTACATTAGAATGACAAAAGACGAAAAAAAAGAAGTTATAACTTTTGACGAATTTAATGCGCTGAAAAATGAAATATAACATACCAGAAATACTAGCTATTTACCAAGCCAACGGAAACAAAACAAAAACCGCAAAAAAGTATTGCGAATTGAACGGTTTAATTTTTACTGACAACTTAAGGCGTTTGATTGCTTTATGCATAGCAAAAAATATCGATTCAGACTTTGAAATTGAAACCAAAACCGAAACAATCCAATACAAGCAAAATGAAGTTAGTTTGCCTAGTGCATGGAGTATAGACAAAAATAGATTCTATACTATTGAGGAGTACTGCGATGTTTACGGACTTGAAAAGTCAAAGGTTAAAAGTTCTAAACTAGTAAGTCATAACGCGTCGCATATGGTTTATAATATAGCGTTCTTTACAGAAGAAGAAGAGGCGGTTATAAATATAAATGACAATTTAGAATCTGTAATAGGTAAATTTATAAAGCCAATATTTTTAGATATAAAGCCAAATAAAATAAATAATTTAGATTATTTTGATAGGTTGGTTTATACTGATGTTCATATCGCAATGGACGTAAACGGCAAAGATGGCGACAGTTTATACAGCGGGGTTTGGGACAAAGTAGAAGTTTTAAGGCGGTTAAATTTAATGATTTCGCACGTTTTAGAATTTCAAAAATCAAACATTTTAGTTATAGATGACTTGGGCGACTTCTTAGATGGTTTGAACGGTCAAACAACGCGTAAAGGTCACGACTTGCCACAAAATATGAATGACAAAGAAGCGTTTGAATTAGCGTTAGAATTTAAACTTACCTTATTAGATACTTTGGCTTTGCAATACGACGAAATAATTTGCAATAACATTACTAATGACAACCACAGCGGATTGTTTAGCTATTTTGTAAGTAGTGCATTTAAAAAAATAATAACGGCAAGGTATTCTGGAAGGATAAAAGTAAATACTATTAAAAAGTTCATAGACCATTATACCATGTTTAACCACACTTTTGTAATTTCTCACGGTAAAGATATAGGAGAGCAAAAATTTGGATTTAAGCCTAAATTAGACGCAATACAAGCCGAAAAAATAGACCAATTTTGCAAACAATATAAATTGTATAACGGTAATTTTATTGAATTTAGTAAAGGTGATAGCCACCAAGCAATTTACGACGACACAACTAGTAACGACTTTAGTTATTATAATTATCCAGCGTTTTCTCCACCATCAAACTGGGTTAAGACAAACTTTAAAAATTCAAAATCTGGATTTAACTTTTACAATATTAACAAAACAAAAAATATAAAAATTGCAATACCTTACTGGTTTGCATAAAAATTAAAATAAATATTGTTTAATTAATTATAAATAGTTATCTTTGAGAAACTAAAAAACAAAAATTATGGAAAAAAGCATTTACAAAAAGTTGCTAACAATTCAAAAAAGCGTAAACGGATTAGCAAAAGACAAAGCAAGTAACAATTACAGATATGTTACAGGCGACAAACTTTTGGGATTCGTAAAGCCTTTAATGAATGAGTTAGGGCTAATACTTAAACAAGAGATTTTAAGCATCGACAACGAGCGTATGGACTATAAAACTGGAATAGGTACAAGTTACGAAAAGACTAAAAGCGAAATACTTTCTAAGGTAATGATGCGTTTTACTTGGATTGATTCAGAAAGTGGAGAAACCGACGTTAATTTATTTGGCGCAAACGGTCAAAATGATTGGGAAAAAGGTTTAGGCTCTGCATTGACGTATGCTGAAAGATATTTTTTATTAAAGTATTTTCATATAGCTACTGACGAAGATGACGTAGACAATGACAAGAGAAAGCCAGAAGAAGCAAAAATAGTAGTTCCAACTAAACCGCAGCAATCAGTTAAAGCGGTTAAACAACCCGCAACGGAAGAAAATCTAAAGAACGCCAAACTAGGCAATTACACTATTGAAGATGTAAAAGTTAAATATTCAGTAACGCCAGAACAAGAAAAAAATTACTAATTATGAAAGATGAAAAAATTAAAGAAATATTTTTAAAATACATTTCTAGTATAGAGGCTGAAAATTTTATGGTTTACACTTATTTAGAGGTTATAGAAATGTTGGAAAATTTAGAATCTGATTTATTAATTGAAAATATTTAATATGGGAGCAAATAGCGAATTAATGATTAGAATGAGCGAAGAGGAGTTTTACAGAATACCACGAGATATTCGCCAAAGTTATCTTAGTAGTAAAATGGTAACGCCAGAGTTAAACGATTGGAGCGAGTTGATGCAAGATGAACATTACAGCGTATTGTATTACGCAAATAAAAAAGTCAAGCAAAATTTAGAACAAAGAGCATACGATTTAAGAGAGAAAAAAAGAGAGAATATTAAAAACAATTTAAACAAGTAAAATTATGGAAATTTTAGGAAAGATTATCGTATTAGGAAATACAGAAATAGTTGGAAGTGCGGGAACATTTAAAAAGCGTACATTAGTTGTAGAAACCGAAGAGCAATACCCGCAGAAAATAGCTATTGACTTTGTACAAGATAAATGCGAAATACTAGACAAATACCTATTAGGGCATAACGTAAAGGTCGGTATTAATATTAGAGGTAACGAATACAACGGTAAGTATTATGTTAGCTTACAAGGCTGGAAAATAGATTTTTTAGACCAAAGTAACACGGCTAATTTAAAGCCGGAGAAACAAACCGTAACTGCGCCTAAACAAGTTGTTGAAGATGAAATGCCTTTTTAAATTAAAAATAATGTTACAAAATCCTATAATTAATTTTATAGGATTTTTTTTATATCTTTTAACATAATTTAACATTTATAATGGAATATTAGTTTATCTTTGTGAAAGTATTATTTGGTAGAGAACTTAATACTATTTAAAACATTTTATTATCCTATCAGTGCGGAACTCTACTTCCAATCTGGTGGGATTTTTTTATTAAAAATAATGAGACATTCAATTAGTGTAAAAAAAAGATTTGAAGTTTTTAAAAGGGATAATTTTACTTGTCAGTATTGTTCTGCTAAACCTCCCTTAGTTCCTTTAGAAGTAGACCACATTTACCCAGTTTGCAAAGGTGGAGATAATTCTATTGAAAATTTAATAACATCCTGTTTTGATTGCAATAGAGGTAAAGGTTCTGGTGTTTTAGAAAATATTCCAGACACATTAGTTGTTAAGTTTGAAAGAATGAAATTAGCTAAAATGCAATATAATCAGTATAAAAAAATATTAAAAAACCAAAAAAATATTATAGATGCTGAAATTGAACAAGTGGAGTTAGTTTACTCTAGTTGTTTTAAAGGATGGGCTTTATCTGCTAAATTTAAAATATCTATAAAACAATTTATTCAAAAATTAGGAGTTGAAGATGTTTTAGATAGTATGGAAAAGGCTTGTAATAGAATAGAAAATCAGTCAGCAGTTCCAAAATATTTTTGCGGAATCTGCTGGAATAAAATTAAAAATAATGAATAGTTACGAACTTTCTAGAAATTGGTTTGATTGGTCTTTTGAAAATCCAGAATTGGTTAACCCTAACCATACGGCAATTTATTTTTTTGCTATTGAACATTGTAATAGATTAGGTTGGAAAGAAAAATTTGGCTTTCCTACTCAAATGGTTATGGATGCTTTAGGTATAAAAAAACATCAAACTTACATTAAGTATTTTAATGAATTGGTAGATTATGGATTTATAAAAATGATACAAAAATCTAAAAATCAATATTCAGCAAATATAATTAGCCTTATGACTGCTACGCCAAAAAACGGCAAAGCACTAGACAAAGCAATCATAAACCACGGGGCAAAGCAAACACAAACCAATGGGCAAAGCAATAGTAGTATAGATAAACAAATAAACAATATAACAACAAACCAAATAACTAGTTTAGATTTAGAAATTTTTGAAGCAGAAATCATTGAATATTCTTTTACGGACTTTTGGGAAGTTTATCCAAATAAAACAAACAAGAAATTAGCAGAGGTTAAATTTAATAAATTAACTAAAGAACAAAAAGATTTAGTAGAATATCATTTACCGTTGTTTGTGGCTAACAAACCATTTAAAGAATATAATTACCCACATGCGACCACTTATTTAAGCCAAGAGCGCTACAAAGACGAAATAACAACTAATTTAAAAACACAAGAAAATGAACGACTTAAACAAATTTCAACAATGCTTAGGAGTGATGGATCTGCAAAATATCTCTGATTTAAAAAAATCTTTAGCTTTGGCATTTGAGAGAACAGATTTTGAACTTAGAAACCTAGACAAAATCATCGAAGAAATAAATAGCGAATTTAAAAACTTGCCAGAAAAAGAAATTATAAAAGCAATTAGAAACGGTGCTTTTGGAAAGTACGGAAGAACCTACAAACTTTCTACGCAAGAAGTATGTTTCTGGATTTACAGCTATTTAAAAGAAAAAGAATCTAAAAGACTGAAGTTATGAGTTGGATTATACAAAATTCTGTAAATCGCATTTTTAACGCTTTTAAGCGCAATAAAAATAATATCTATAAAGAAGATATAGAGGCACTAAAACTAATCAATGAAGCCCTATTAGGACACGA